GGTGCAAGAATTTTAAGTTCTGCATCAATTCGCGCTTTAACATCAGTTAATCCTTTTGTATCAGCTTCACGATATGCCTTAAGTTTTGAACCATAGTCATTCCAAAAGTTTGCAGTTTTTGGTTGGTTGAAATAGTTTGCAAAAGCAACTCCATCACGTGCTGCGCTTCCAGCAATAACTTCTACGGAATACTTGCTAACGTCGTAGAGTTTCTTAACCTTGCCACCAACAATAAGAGGATCTGCAGCAAGGCGAAAGATTGCATCAACGGCACCAGATACTGCCTTGTAAAAGAATCCAGATCCTTCATACTTTTCAGGAGTAATCAGGTTAGCTACAAAACGACCAGGTGAGTACTTGGCTGCTTGAACAGCATCCATTGTATCTTGAAATAAATCTTGTTCTTCTTGAGTTCCTTGAGTTCTATCGTATAGCTTAAGATACTTTTTCTGTTCAGGTGTAGCCTCTGCTAGAATCTTTCCTTGATCTTCACCTGATGCAATACGCATTGCAATAGCAACCGCATTTGCATCAAAGAGTTCTTGAGCACGTGTAATACGTGATGGGCTGTATACCTTATCGCCCTTGTCATTTGCTAAGTCCCAAGCGGCATTAAGATCTGTTCCTTGGTCAACTGCAATAGCAGCGGTGCGATATAAGCGTGTAGAAAAATCAGATACGTTTTGTAATCCAGCAAGACCCTTGCCTAGTGCGCTAACAACTTGACCACCTGTGTAGTTCCAAGCAGTAGAAAGCCAACCTTGATCTGGTTTTTCAACTGGATCTTCATTTCCATACTGCTGACTTAATGATGCCTGTTGTGCTGGAGTAAGTTTAGAGTATTGCTTTTTTGCTAAATCAGGTGGCAAGTTAGTAAGTTGCTTGTGAGCCTTGAGAGATTTATTGTAGGCTTCAACTTTTTTTCTATCTTCTGCTGCTAACTTTGCTGCAAAGGCTGCTGATGAAATATTATCAGCCATTAGTTACCTCGCGCAATAGCGTTCTGATATAGTACTACTACTTCTCCAGTGCTATCATACGGAATCATCTCAGCTAGAATATCAGATATCTTTCTTTGTCCAAGCGCTGATTGCATCATTAGTGCATTAGAACCAGCACCTTCACCCATATCAATACCTGCAGTAATAGGTTCGCCTGGTCGTTCTGTTGGTGCAAATAATTCTGTTACTGGTCCCTGTGTTGCTGCTTCGCGTACATCGCCTGCGCGAGCAGGACGTGCACCAGCGGTCTTGGAAAGCGGAGCACCTGACTTAATAGCCTGCGTCTCAACGCCTTCACCGTATGCTGTGGAACCCATTTGTAAATTGTCGGTACGTGTGGAGTACTTACCTGGGCCTGCTGGTCCAGCCAGTGGATTCATCATACTCACTGTTTGTCCTCCTCTAATTTTTCTAAATCTGCTGACATATCTTCCCAAGCCTTATTGGTTTGGGTAATATGATTTGAATGGTAAATTGCTAATTCCATTAGTTCACCTGTTAGTGTTTCAACAGATGACGCTATGTTGTGTAGAAATCCTACTCCTACAACAAGAAAATCAAGAAAGCGCACTGGACGAGGAACGTAATTATCATCTTTCATCGCCCAGTACACCTTCCATTAAAAGTTATTATCCCTTTTTTATTGCGTTTCCGCGTCGTCCTGCTGGCATCATTGATGGTACTACCTTGCCTGGTCCTGCTGGCTTGGAGGTATCCTTCTTGCCTTCGACGGCCTTTGACATTGGTGCTGCTGCACGTGATCCTTTGTTCATATTTACACCTCCTCTTATTATGCTGCGCCGGTGATACCAGCTAGTAGTTGGGCTATATCGGGTTTTTGACCAGCAGCAGGGGCCATACCACCTTGTTCTTGTGGAGGTTGCGCTGAGGCTGGGGCGGGGGCCGCACCTGCCGCTGGAAGTTGTTGTTCCATACCTGGTGCCATAAGTGGCATCTCTGGGGTTGGAGGTGGTTCTGGTGTAAATGCTTTTTCGATAACCGCTTCTAGCGATTGGCCCTTTTGCCGACCTTGGATAACAGATGCAATGCGGGTGATAATTTCACTAGGGTCTTGACCTTGCGCTGCGAGGGCAGGAATCGCCTGAGCATACTGTGCAACAGCAACACGCAAAGAATCGCGCATCTCTTCAATATCAACACGTTGTTCCTCCTGAGTTACATTCAAGTCCATTGGAATCTCACGACGTACATAGTCACGAGATACGAGCTTGTCTGAACGCATTTGTAGTAGTGCAATGATGGCACGGTTAGGGTCCATACCAGACATAATTCCGTAGCGTACATCTACGCCGTACTCACCCTTGATGTCACGAGATGGTGTGTACTTAAGGACATAAGGTGTTCCGTCATCTGTTCCCTTGATGGTCTTTGGAATACCACCAAATACTTTCTCATCTGCTTCAAAGCAAACTGAGATAAGTTCTTGGAACATACGAGCAAACTGTGCCTGTGCTGACTTGATCTGTGTATCAAAGCCTGCTTGTAGTGCTTGCACACCGCGACCAGTAACAACGGATGCATCAATGTTACCTGAACGAGATTCAGGGTAACGAGAACCTAAACGAAGTTCACGCTCTAGGACACCAGACTCTGTAAAGATTCCAGGTGGTAGTTCTAGCGGAACGCGACGAATACCTTGTGGGTTAGCAGAACGCATAATTGCATCTGGTCCAAGTGCCAACTCTTGCACATCTTGTGGAATAGCAATAGGTGCTTGGATAGATTTTTCTGCTGCTTGGATCTGCAATACTGCAAAACGAGCACGAGCAAGTTGAACTGATAGAACATCATCAAACTGTCCACGTGCTTCACCATCTAGGGATGAGCGCATAATGACAGATGCCATTGGCTTATTCAAGATGTTTGGTGTGCGTGATAGAACTAGGTTCTTACGCTCTGGTAAGTAGAGCAAGTCTTGATCTTTGTCGTGGTACTTGACCATTGAGATATAAGGAGAAGAAAGAGCGTATTGGTTTTTACCTAGAATCAAATCGTAATACTCTGGGTATTGCGCCGCTAATGTCTCTGCATCGGTAACGATTACCTGAGTAACAGATAGAACACGACCATAACGATCTAACTCTGGGTAGGTACCAAATGGATTGAGCATACGGATACGAGGGTTATTGTCCTCAAAGTCCATCTCAACCATACCGATACCAAGACCGTAGGTGTTATACCAATCTGCTGCTGTGTACATCTGCAGTTGTAGGTCAGAGTTTGTTACATAAAAGTTTGCAATACGAGTTCTAGTATCTGCTGCCTTGCGTGCTGTATCTGAAACCATATTGGTTGCTGAACAGTTAAAGGATGGCAGTGGTGCCATTGCTTCTGCTAGGTCACGTGCTGCGACGTCAATGAAGTTTGCAACCAGAGGCTTTGGATAATCCTCTGAAAACATTGAAGGGTATACCTTAGAGATATCTCCCTGACGCACCGAGAGCACATCGCGCATACGTTGATCTCGCGCTGATGAGCGAGTACGTAAGCGTGCGAGCTTAGCGTCTACTTCTTTGACTGATAACAATGTGGGGTCCTTACTTATCGTAACGTTCTGGGTTCTGAAGATACTTAGCCTTCTGTGCAGGCGTCATCTTAGATGGAGAGATCTTGCTTGGCATTTGAACTATGCGAGGCTTTGTTGTAACCTTTGGCATAGGCTTCTTAACACCAGGCTTAGTACCTGAGATCTTAGGCATAGGAGTCTTGACTCCCTTTGATGGTGTACGAGAAACTGTAGTTTTTTTAATTGCAGGTTTCTTCATTTGTGCCATTACTTTTTGCCCTTCTTGTTAACTGCTTTTAATGCTTTAGCACTTGCCTTTGCACCAGCAACATTCTTAGGATTATTAACAGCCTTTAGTGCTTTAGAAGTTGCTTTTGCTTCTGCCTTTGTTGACTTTGCTGGGCCAGCATTTTGCTTTTGGATCTTGCCAAATCGGCTCATATCTTTAGCAAACTCATAATTAGATTTTGCTGGAACTCGTGCAGTTACATTATCGCTAACTTTAATTTTTACTACTTCACTATCTGGACGAGCAGATCCTCTTCCAGACTTAGGTGTTGACTTAGGCATTGGGTTACGTAAAAGACGATCTGTTTCTTTTTGATTCTTAACAGTATTAAACGATTTGCCTCGTGCTGGAACTACTTTCACAGATGACTCAGGCTTCTTAGCAATAGTTTTTGCAATCTTGGTTGCTTCTGCTTTTTTAGTAGCCTTGGACATAATTTTTGTACGGGATGCTGCTTTCTTTGCTGCCTCTGTTGCAACCTTCTTGGCTGCAAGACGACCAGCAATTGCTGCTGCTCCTGCGACTATTGCTGGTACTGGCATTTTATCTCCTTAGATGAATGTGCGTTCTTTTTCTGCGAGCAGTTCATCTATGTTGATAACTGTTCGTTTACCCATCTCACTACGAGATAGGAAAGGATTCTTCATATGGTGCGTAGCGTGAATACCTTGGCTTAGCATCTCGCGTGCTCTGATCTCACAAAACCACAAGGCCATTACCATATCGGTCTTACCCTTAGTAGTAGGTGACCACGTAATCAATTGCTCGATGAGCGCCTTGATGTTTTCAGTCTGGTCACTAGGTAAGTGAATAAGGTTGTCGCGGTGGTGCTTGCCGTCAAATTGTTTTGTGCCGAACAAGGTGGACATAGAAGCAACACCGAAGCCGGAGTCCCACTTGTTGTTTCCAGTATGGTGCTCTCGCAATAACACACCCCTGGAGGCAAGGTTTGCGCGGATGCCCTCATCTTGCGTAAGGAATGATTGAAAAGCATTCTTCTCTACTATCCACTCACTCGGTGAGTACAGGGAAGTCCAGTCAAAGATTAACTGACGGATCGCAGCAGGCGTTGGCCTAGTAATCTTAATAGCATCAACGATATAGCGTTTATGTGTAGCGCGATCAACAGCGTAACAAATGGCGGCTGTATCACCAACCATAGCGGGATCAAGACCACAAATAAAAGAAAAGCCATTGACATCACGCGGATGGCCTGGGTGACCAGGAACCAAACGACCTGCTTTACGCATACCATCAATAGAACCTCTTACACATACCGGATCGTAGATTGCATCATCTGAGATATCTTGCTGTTGATAAACAAGGGCCCAAGTAGAAGCATCCATAGCTTGACGTTCGTTGTAAAGGTTACGACCATTCCATCTAGGATAGAGGCCGTCCTCATCTAAATCTGATTCTGTCTGTCCATCAAATGGAGCATCACTTGCAGGCCATAAGGTTTCCCATTTCTCAGGGTCCTCATCTGTTGTCAGCAACGCTGGCATTGCAAGATATGTCCAAGGGACCAAGCCACCTGGGTAGCGGTCTTCGGAGCGTAGTTCCTTGTACAAGTCTACTGCGGTGACGCGGGTACCTACGATAATCAATTTACCAGTAGGGTTCAAACGAGAGCGCACGTCCTGGGTTAACCAGCGGATCTGCTTCTCAAACTCGTTAGCGTTCTTTAAGGTAACTGCGTCATCTACGATAATCATATCTGCACGCTTACCGTAGATCTGACCACCGATACCAACGGCTTCAATGTTCGGGTCCTTTTCAGATGACTCACGTAGCTCATCACCGAAGGTGACACGGGTAGCCTGCCAAGAGGCAGACTTAGAGTTAAACCCTACGCCAGCAGCGTAAGCCTGTTGGAGTGCTTCATAATTTGGATGAGTCAGGCGTTGCTTGATGGCGTAGAGAAAGTCTGCAGCTAACTGCTGGGTCTGAGATACGATGAGTACTCTAAAGTTAGGGTTCTGACAAACCTGCCAAGTGACGTAATCAATGGTCACAGTCATAGACTTGGCGTGGTTGGGCGGGATGTTCAAAAGGATACGGTTATTAGCCAGACCCTTTTCATACTTCATAGAAGGATGCAGCCACCCAGGTTCCCTGCCCTCGATTACATCGATCAGGTTCTGCTGGTGTGGAAAGGTGCGGGAGTGTAGGTACTTCTGGCGGAACTCGGAAAAGTTCAGGTCGTGGACATCAGATGCTGCAAAGGACTTGTCCTTGAGGCCAAGGCGGGTTCGGTCAACTTTGTCAGTAAAGATCTTGTCTGTGCGACGGTAGTACTCGTAGGTCTTAATGGATTTGCCTGCCGAGGCACA